TTAAATGCTACAGCAACATTTCAATATAAAATTTATGAATTTGCTAATGTTGGTGCTGGTAGAACTGTGGAAACAACATCATAGATTATTGACTTTTTAGTCCTAATCTGATATAATGGAGTTATTATGACATTTGATGAATTGCAGGAATTAGCAGAAAAAGACCTAAAGTTAAATGATACTGAACTAGATTTGGAATCATTAAAGACACCTCAACTACATAACAAGTATTCAAAATTTCACAATCAATATATTAATCTCTTAAAAAAAGCAGAACAAGATAGAGATATAATGATTAGAGATAAGTGGGAATATTACACAGGTAAAGCAGACCCACAAGTCTATAGAGAAAATCCTTTTAATCTTAAAATTTTAAAACCAGACGTTGACAAATATCTAAAATCAGATAAAGACTTAATTAAGTTAGAACAAAAGGTAACTTATATTGAGAGTACTGTTAACTATTTGGATAAGACAATCAGATTAATTGCGAATCGTTCCTTTCAAATAAAGAACGCAATTGAGTGGCGTAAATTCACTTCTGGCGTTATCTAAAAAATGCAAAACATTATAGTTGACAAGGTCAATGATGTTTACATTCGGATTGATGCTGACGCTAGCATCCGTAGAGAATTGTCTGATTATTTTTCATTTGAGGTCCCTGGTTTTAAGTTTACACCCCAATTTCGTAATAGATTTTGGGATGGAAAAATTAGATTATATTCGTATGCTACAGGTCAATTATACGTTGGATTGTACCCTTACTTAAAACATTGGTGTAAAGAGAAAAATGTACATATCATTGAATCTAGTGATATTTTAACATTTAAAACACACACAGCCGCCGCCATAAACGATTTAATAGACTCTTATGAACTATCTATCACGCCGAGGGACTATCAAATTGAAGGTTTTAAATTTGCCTTGGAATATGATAGAGGCATAATATTATCGCCTACTGCCTCAGGAAAATCATTAATCATTTATATGTTGGTAAGACACTACCTTAATGTCATTGATAATAATATTTTAATTGTTGTTCCTACAACCTCATTGGTGGAACAATTATATAAAGACTTCAAAGACTATGGGTTTAATGTAGAGAAAAATGTTAGTAGAAAATATCACGGTTATGAAATAGATGAAAACAAACGAGTTGTTATATCAACTTGGCAATCATTATATAAACTTCCAAAACAATTTTTTAAAGACTATGGGGCTGTACTAGGTGATGAGGCACATTTATTTAAAGCAGTATCATTGACAAAAATTATGACCAAACTTGTTGATTGTAAATATAGAATAGGTTTGACAGGCACTTTAGATGATAGTAGAACACATAAGTTAGTATTGCAAGGCCTATTTGGTATGGTTAATAAGGTTGTATCAACAAAAGAATTAATAGATAGAAAACAACTCTCAAATTTAAAAATTGTCTGTTTAAATTTAAAGTATCCAGAAAGTGAATCAAAGAGTGTTTACGGTGTTAAGTACTTTGAAGAATTGGAGTATTTGGTTCAAAATAAGGCACGTAATAAATACATACGAAATCTTGCCTTGGCACTAAATGGAAATACTTTATGTTTGTTCCAACTAGTTGAAAAGCACGGAGATCAATTACATCAATTTATTAAAGAGAAAGCAGACCCTAAGCGAAAGGTGTTTTTCGTTTATGGTGGAACAGAAACAGATGATAGAGAAAAAATTAGAGAAATCACGGAGAAGTCTGACAATGCAATTATTGTCGCTTCTTTCGGGACGTTCAGTACTGGTATCAATATTCGTAATTTACACAACATTGTTTTTAGTAGCCCTAGTAAGAGTCCTATAAGAGTATTACAATCTATAGGCCGTGGCTTACGTGTTGGTGATAAGAAACAAAGCGCTACAGTATATGATATTTCAGATGATTTAACATACAAAGGTAAGAAAAACTTTACTTTAACACACTTCCAGGAACGAGTTGAATTATATAATAGAGAAGGATTTAACTATGAAATACATAGCGTTTCCTTGAATGGAAAAGATAAATAGTAGTATGATTAATAGAATTGATACAAAAGCTGTTAAGATAATAAGACTAGTTTCTGGTGAAGAAATTTGTTGCAAATTTCCTCTTAAAGAAAATCAACTACCTGATAGCTCAAAACTATTGAGATTACAAGAGCCGATGTTAATAAAATACATTCCTCGTATTACTGAACACGGCATATCTGATTATATTGCGCTAGTTAAATGGGTTGGTTTTACAGATGAGAGAATTGTAACCATACCTGTTGATAAAATTATCACAATATGCAATGCTACTAGTGAATTTACACATAGATATGGTAAACTTATTGGTTCATTGAGAGAATCAAAACAAGCTTTACCAGGATTTATACAAAGAGATATGAAAGATGATGAATGGGGAGATGAAATTCCTCCATCAGGAGACGAACTTCCGCCATCAAATGATAACAATATTAATAAGAAGAACTTAAAGGATATGGTTAACTGGTTGAATATGCCTAGTAAAAGGATTCACTAACACGAGGTAGCTAGCTTTCTAGCAACAACCCACATAGGTATTATATCATCTATTTCCCACATGTCAAGCACCTATGAAAATAAGATTTTACAAAAGACTAGATGGTATGAGATGGTTAGGATTTGTACTAGCTATGATAAGTGCCTTTATACTTTCAAATGCAAATCCAGGTAGTCAATGGTTAGGTTGGACAATTGCGAGCGCTTCTTGTGTTATTTGGATACATATGGGTATAAAAGATAGGGATACCCCACGTGCTTTAATGGAATTTATGTTCCTATTACTTGCATTAAGGGCGATATATAATTGGTTAGTATGAAACTTGCTCACATTGCGAAACAGTGGCAGATTGGAGAGATGATTAAAGTTAAAAATCTATCCCAAGTGTTAAAGGATTTACTATTTAAAAAAGCGAAAAAAAAATCACAAAAAAACCTGGAGAAGCTTGACAAATCCCAAAAACTATAGTATTATAATATTATGACTACAAAATTAAAAACAAAAAAGAAATCCCAACATTACGTAGATAATAAAAAGTTCCTATTAGCGATGATAGAGTTTAAGGACAAGTGTGAGAAAAACGACAAAAGAGGGCGTAAATCACCACCTGTAACAAATTATATAGGTGAGTGTTTTTTAAAGATTGCTAATCACTTATCTTATAGACCTAATTTTATAAATTATACTTTTAGAGATGATATGATTTCTGATGGTATAGAAAATTGCTTACAATATCTTAAAAATTTTAACCCAGCCAAATCAAACAATCCGTTTGCTTACTTTACACAAATAATATATTATGCTTTTATTAGAAGAATACAAAAAGAAAAAAAACAATCAAACATTAAATATAGGATGATTGAACAAGCAGGTATAGATGAGTTTGCTGTAATGCCTGGAGATACAAACAGCGGTTATAAAAATCAATTTTTAGAATTTTTAAGAAAGAATAAACCATCTACAGACGAACAACCTCAAATGAAAGATATAAAGGTTAAGAAAAGAAAGAAAAGAACCTACAAAAGCATTTTAGAAGATTATACCTAATGAGAAAAGCAAAACTGCCAATAGAGAGGATGGTATATGGCACACATTAGAGATATGAAAGAAATGATTAAAATTATTAAGACTTATGATGAGTCTATTAGTGATAGAGTGCTACAGGCAGTACAACAAGTACCACGACATAAATTTATAAAAGAAAAGGGTGCTGGTTATTTAGATACACCTTTACCAATAGGTTTTGGTCAAACAATATCACAACCTTTTATTGTGGCATATATGACCGATAAACTTAATATAAAACCTTTAGATAAGGTATTAGAAATAGGTACAGGTTCAGGTTATCAAGCCGCTATATTAGCAGAAATGGCTTATGATATTTATTCAGTAGAAAGAATTTTTAAACTATCGCAAAAGACTGAAAAGTTATTAAGACAATTAGGATATGTAAACATTAAATTAAAAGTTGGTGACGGCTATAAAGGATGGAAAGAGAATGCTCCTTATGATAGAATTATAGTTACAGCTATGTCAAATGAGATTCCACAAGAGTTGATTAAGCAATTAAATGTGGGTGGTAAAATGATTATACCTTACAAGGGTAAATTAGAATTAATTACAAAGACAAAAACATCTTATGACCAAGAGTCATTAATTGGAGTAGTTTTTGTACCATTGGTAAAAGGATAGATAATGGTCATGAAAAACATTATTAATTATTTGAACAAATACAATGGATAAAAACAGGTGAAAATCGCTCTACTAAATGATACACACTTCGGTGTCAGAAATGATAGTGAAGCGTTTAGAAACTATCAATTAAAGTTTTATGATGAAATCTTTTTCCCCTATCTGGAGGAAAACAATATCAAAACATTGGTACATTTAGGAGACGTTGTTGATAGACGTAAGTTTATTAATTTTCAAACAGCTTCTATTTTTAGAAAAAGATTTTGGGACCGATTATATGAAGAACAAATAGACACTCATATAATTATTGGAAACCACGATACCTATTTTAAAAATACCAACAATGTTAATGCAATAGAAAACTTATATACAACCTTTGATAAAAGAAACGAACCTTGGGTATATGAAAAATCTGAAGTAGTAAATTTTGATGGTACTGATATTTTATTTGTACCTTGGATTTGTGATGACAATAGAGAACATTCTATGGAAATGCTACGAACAGCTAAAACAGATATTCTTATAGGTCATTTAGAAATAAAAGGTGTTGAAATGCAAAATGGTATTATCAATGAATATGGAAATGCAAAATCAGACTTTAGTAGATTTGAAAGAGTAATATCAGGACACTTTCATAAACATACAGATGATGGACAAATATTTTATTGTGGTGCTCAATATGAGATGACTTGGTCAGATTATAAAGACCCTAAAGCATTTACTATATTTGATACAGAAACAAGAGAATTAACCAGAGTAAGCAACCCTAATACAATTCATAAAAAGATAATATATGATGATAAAAAGAATAATTATAATCTCTTTGATTTGGCGCCTTACAATAATCACTTTGTTAAATTAATAGTATTAAACAAGACAAATGATATGATGTTTGACAAATTTGCGGAAAGATTGTATAATGAAATAACAGTACACGATTTAAATATTATAGAGGACTATTCTGATATTAAAGCTAGCGTAAGAGATGATATTTTAGAAATGGGTGAAGATACAGTTACATTCCTAAATAACTATATTGACCAGTTAGAAACAGATGTGAATAAAACAAAACTGAAACAATATTTAAAATCTATTTACATTGAGGCAAGTGATACTAAAGCATGATATATTTTAAAAAATTAAGATGGCGTAATTTTCTATCTACAGGCAATCAATTTATAGAAGTTGATCTAGCAAAATCACCATCAACATTAATTATTGGTATGAATGGTGCAGGTAAATCAACCTTACTTGACGCATTATGTTTTGTTTTATTTAATCGGTCATTTAGAGATATTAAAAAAGAGCAACTTGTTAATACAATCAATAATGCTGACTGTGAAATAGAGTGTGAATTTGAAACACATAATAAAAAATATAAAATTATAAGAGGTATTAAACCAAATGTATTTGAGATATATTCTGATGGTATTCTATTAGACCAAATGGCTTCTAATGTAGATTATCAAAATATGCTAGAACAAAATATTTTAAAATGTAATTATCGTGCCTTTTGTCAAGTTGTTATATTAGGTTCTACTTCTTATGAACCTTTTATGCACCTACGTGCTAGATATAGACGAGAGGTTGTAGAGGAAATATTAGACATAAGAGTCTTTAGTCATATGGACTTATTATTAAGACAGAAACAAGGTGAGTTAAATAAATCTGTTGTTGATGTTAAACACCGATATGATTTAATGCAGGAAAAATATGAATTACAAAAGAACCATTTTGAACAAATACAAAATAGAGATAACACTGATATAGAATATAGAAAAGAACAATTAAAAGAAAACGCTCAAAGTAATTATGACTACAATCAGAAATTACAATTATTTAATGAAAAAATAATATCTACAAAAGCAGAGGTATGGGGTGGTGACCAACACAATAAAAAGGCAAATGAATTATATAAACTTGAAGCGAAGATTGAAACTAATTTAGAAAGACATAAGAGCAGTTTAGATTTTTTTGAAAACAATGATAACTGTCCTACTTGTACACAACCAATTGACTTAACATTTAAACAAAATAAATTATCAGATGAGAAAAGAAAAATATGGGAGTTAGAATCGGGACTAAAAAAATTATCTAAAGAGGCAGAAATAACAGAAGCGAAAATAGAAGAAATGAATAAAATTGCTGAAAGATTATCTGAATTAAATATATCTGTGGCTAAAGTAAACACTTCTATTTCAGAAATCAATAGACACTCCAATAGATTAGATACTGAAATTGTCAAGTTAGAAACTGAATCAAAAGATACAAATAAAGTAGCAGATGAATTAAAACAGATAGAAGAAGATTTAAAATTAGTAAACTTTGAAAAGATAAAAGTAGTAGAAGACAAAAAATATATTGATATTGCTAGGGAGATATTAAATGATACAGGTGTTAAAGCTAACATTATTAAGAAGTATCTACCAATAATGAATAATTTGATTAATAAGTACCTACAGGCGATGGACTTCTTTGTTAACTTTCATTTAGATGAGGAGTTTAATGAAACAATTAAAAGTAGATTTAGAGATAACTTTAATTACAATAGTTTTAGTGAAGGTGAAAAATTAAGAATAGATTTAGCATTATTATTTACTTGGAGAACTATTGCTAAAATGAAAAATAGTACAAATACAAACCTATTAATATTAGACGAAATATTTGATAGCAGTTTAGATGGTCAAGGAACAGATGATTTTTTTAAAATACTTAAAACATTAACAAAAGAAAATACATTTATTATATCACATAAAGGGGATATACTATTTGATAGATTTACTAATATAATTAAATTTGAAAAATACAAAAACTTTACGAGGTTAAAATAATGGATAAATTTGTTTTATTACCACCATCTGATCCAAGGGTCCTATCCAGTATAGCACCTTTTGATATAAACGAATTTAAAAAAATAGAAAAGATTGAATTAAAAGAATTTGTAGATAATATGTTTGATACAACGAAACTCTATGGTGGCATAGGATTATCTGCTAATCAGGTCGGTAAACCATATAGAATGTTTATAATGGGACATCCAGAAATACATAATAATAAAAGGTGGACGTGTATCAATCCTAGGATAGTTGAAGCCAGTAAACAAACAACAAGACTAAAGGAAGGTTGTCTTACTTTTCCTTTTTTATTTTTGGATATAGAACGACCAAGTGCTGTCAAGGTTAAATACTTTGACGAAGAACTGAAAGAACAGGAAGAAGATATGATCGGAATTGTAGCTAGATGTTTTCAACACGAACTGGATCATATGAATGGAATTATATTTACAGAAAAAGTAAGTAAATTTAAATTAAATTATGCTATGAAAAAACGAGATAAAGAAATAAGAAAGGTGCAAAAACGATGGAAAAAATATGCGAAGAATTAGACTTACCTGAACATAAACAAAGTTTGAAAGAGGCAACATTATTTTTAGACAATATAAAATATTCGCCTGTTAAAACAAAATACAATAAAAAAGAAAATTGGGATGCTATATCAATTAGAGGATACGGTGATGATATAGGAGACATTTTAAAACCTGGTGTTTTAAAAAGTGGTGTAGATGAAAAGGCCCCATTAAGATGGACTTATCTATATGAAGAATCTGCATTACTACCTATTAAAGAAATACTATCACATATACCTGCTGAACTAGAAAGAGTTAGAATAATGAGATTAAGAGCAGGTACATCAGTTAAAAAACATACAGATAAAGTTGATAAAGATATTAAGTCAGGTAGAATAGTAAGAATACACATACCATTAAGAACTAATGAAAACGTACATTTTTATTTATGGGAAGGAAAAACAGCACACAGCTTTGAATTACAAACAGGTAAATACTATTATGTTGATGTATCTAAGCCACACGCTGTACATAATAAAGCGCTTTTTGATAGACTACATTTAGTTGTAGATGTATTTAATAATCCAAAGATTAAAAACTTAATAAAACAAGCAGAGGAAATGTGATACTAGCAAAAAAAAGTGATTTTCAGAAAGTAAAACAAATCTTTTATAGTCATAAGAAATGGTTTCCCCACGTAAGAACTGACTATATGAAAAGAATGATCGCAAAGAAACAACTAATTTTAGAAGACGGCATACTAATAACCTTTCATCAAGCTAAACGAAGACAGACAATTGGTGATGTTCACGTTAGAAAAGGCGATACTGTATTACATCAAATAGCAAGTGATTCGCCAGGGTCTGGTATGGCTCAAGCAATATTAAATAACTTTTTTGACTACTGTCCTAGAGATGTGTTTTTATCAGTAAGAGCTGACAACTTGACAGCCAACAGATTTTATGTTAAAATGAATATGAATTTAATCGGTAGTACTAATTGGTCAAAAGGTAGACTACCAGGTAATGTATATGTCAAACGCAAAAGAAGTAGTTAGAGATTGGAAAGATAATAAAGGGTTCCCCCATTACCCTAAAGATAGAAAATGGCGGGATAAAGAATTTCAGAATTTAGTATCATTTCAAAGAGATACTATCCTAGACACACCTAATAAAATCATAGGTCAATCAACTCACGGTTTATCAATAGCTTGGTCTTATATGCCACACGCTTGGAGTATCAAATGTGGTAAGATGAAAACACCTATGGAGATATGGGAAGACGAAGAACATTTAGAAAAAGGTATTAACAAAATACTTACAGGCACTTTCTTCACAAAACGAGAAGCACACAAAATTACAGAATCAGATATGAGAGCAATGTTAAGAAGATACTCTGGTACTCAAATGGTATCAAATTTTAGACCTACAGCGGCTGCAACTATGTATGATATATTTGTAGATAAAGATAGTCCATTAGAAGGTACAGAAGCAGGTACAGTATGGGATCCTAGTATGGGTTATGGTGGTAGACTTATGGGTGCAATCGCAGCTGGGGTTAATTATATAGGAACTGATCCGTGTATACCTACTTTTGAAGGACTAAAAAAGATTAGAACTGACTATGGTCATACCCACAAAACTTACACATTATTAAGACAAGGTAGTGAAACTTATATACCTGAAGAAAATAGTTTAGACTTTGTATTTACTAGTCCACCTTATTTAGGACACGAACAATATGGTGATGAACCAGAACAATCATATAATAAATTTCAAATACAAGATGAGTGGAGAAACGGTTTCTTATTGAAGACTATACAAAACGCATATAGAGGATTGAAGCCAGGTAAATATGCAGGTTTCAATGTTGCAAATGTTAAATCATATAAGACCTTTGAGGAAGATACATATGATTGTATGGTTGAGGCAGGATTTAAAGATATACAAGTTTGGTGGTTATCACTATCAACACAACAAGGAACAAAGATACAATCTACACTAGAAGGCACAGAAACAGAAAAGAAACAATCTAATAACTATATAGGTCGATTCGCAAGACCTGATATTGCAGGTAGAAAATACGAACCTATATTCATTGGAATCAAGTAAAATCCCATATGTTCTCTCTTTGTTCTATATAGCGCAATTTGACGCACCCAAAAAACCCTTATTTCCTGCGAAGGAATAATCCATTATTCGCTTGAATTTTATACCAATCTGTAGTAGCATAGCAGTATAAATGACACAGACGGACGCACAAAAAAAATCACAACTTGCAAAATTACTTGCTACAGAAAATATTATTGTACAAGAAAATGCTGTACCGACAGCATCCTTTGATGTCAAATCCAGAATTTTAACGTTACCTATATTTAAAGAGGAACAAAAATCAAAACACGTTTATGATTATCTAGTGGGACACGAAGTTTCCCACGCCTTACATACACCTAATAAGGAGTGGGCAGATATGAAAGGTAGATCCAAAGAATTTAGATCATTTGTTAATGTATTAGAAGATATAAGAATTGATAAACTTATACAGAAAAAATATCCTGGTCTTAAAAAAGACTATCAATTAGGTTTTAAAAAGATGTATAAAGATAACTTTTTTGGTACAAAGGGAATAGATATTCAAAACAAATATTGTTTAATTGATAAAATTAATTTACATTTCAAATCTTCAAAAACTTTACCTATTACTTTTTCTAGTAAAGAAAAAATACTAGTTAATGCTTGCGATCAAACAAAAACGTTTAAAGATATTTTAACACTTGCTGAAGAAATACTAGGATATTGTAAAGAAGAATTAAAGAAAAACCCAACAATCAAAAAAACATACGTACCTGTATCTAAACCTAAAGAAGATATTGATACTGGAGAAGATGATAAAAATCCAGATGTAAAAACAGGTGATATTAATGAAGATGTTGAAAAATGGTTAAAGAAAAAAGAAGACGAATCTAAAGAAGACGAATCAGGATCAAATAACGAAGATAAAAAGAATACAGATAAAGATAAAGAAAAGGACAAAGATAACGCTCAAGGAAATCCAACTGGTGCTGGGGGAGATGTTCCAATTACTTCTCAAACTAATAACGCATTTGACGAGGCAATGCACCAACAAGTTGATTCAGAAGCAAGTAAAAGAAATTATGTTGTTCTTCCAAAAGTTTATATGAAAAATTTAATAGTTGATTATAAAACATTTATTAAAGACAATTTATTAAATGATAGTAAAGAACAGGACGAAACATATAAATTAGGAAATTTAAAATCATTAGAACAGACAAAACAGTTTATTAGAGATTCAAATAATGTAGTCAATTATCTTGTTAAAGAATTTGAGATGAAAAAAAATGCTAGACTACACGCTAGGTCTGCTACTGCTAAAACAGGTATTATTGATCCATTAAAATTACATAGTTATAAATTTGCGGAAGATATATTTAAAAAAATGACTATTATACCTAATGAAAAAAATCACGGTATGATATTTTTACTTGATTGGTCAGGTTCAATGCAAAAACATTTACTACCAACAGTTGAACAATTAATTAACTTGGTATTATTTGTTAGAAAAATTAATATACCTTTTTCAGTATATAAATTTATTAACAATCACGGTAATGAAGATCCACAAAACCCACCTTTTGACAATGTTGAAGGTAAAGTAATAGGAGATCAATCAACAAAATTAGTAAGATTATATACACACAAACAAACTAAATCAGACTTTATGTTAGTTACAAATTATTTACATAGAATGGCGAAATATTGGTCTGGTGGATATGGTGCTTTTGGTAGACATTATAATGATGATTGGGTACACGTATCAAGTCCAGTTAGCAAATATTATCTATGCTCAACACCTCTTAATGAGTCGTTGATTGCAATGGATCATATTATACCAAAATTTAGAAATGATTATAAATCAGATAAGGTTGCTCTTGTAACTTTAACTGATGGCGGTGCTAACTCAATGAAGAATTCCTACTGTGGAGACTTATGGGTTAAACTTGGTAAGAACCACGTTAAATGCAAAAGTTGGAGCAATGATAAAGCAAACTTCACTAACAGATTATTAAAATATTTAAAGAAAAAACATAACATTAAAACTATTGGGTTTTATCTAGTAAGTAAATTTAGAGATTTGAGATATGCTTTTAGAATACCTTATGGTAAAGAACACCTTGCTAAAAAAATGTTCTTAAAAGATAAGTGTATTCCAGATTTAAATACTGGATATGATGTTTACTTTTATGTTAGGTCAGATACAAAGGTTAAAAATCAGGCTTTAACAAATGAGGATACAACCAATAAGAGAACACTTAAAAAAATGTTTATGAAAGGTATGAAAGGAAGAATTACTTCCAGAGTACTATTATCAAAATTCATCAAGGAAGTTGCATAAATGAAGACTTTATGTTTACTAATAATAGAAAAAACAAGTAAAATCAATGCTTTTTTATGCTTGACTTTTGATGAAAACTATGTTAGCTTAGCTAATATGATTAAGACTTATATTATGAAAGGAGAAAACTTATATTATGGAACTTAATGAAATACAAAAATCCGTATTGAAAGTATTAAAAGATACTTACAAAAAAGATACGGTAACTAGGGCAGAAATAAATGCTCTTGTTAAAAAGAAGGTAATCAAAAATCCTTCTTGGTTAAAATCAGATAAGTTTAAAGTTGATAGAGGTGTTTATACACTTAATATTGATTCTAAAACTGCTGAAGTTGACCAAATCGTAGAACAACCTGAAGTTGCTACTGATACAAAGGCTGCATATATTGTTAGTTCACTAACCGACAATGTTGTTCCTGCAAAGGATAAAGACTTTGTAACTTTTGGTAATTTTTCAGATGTTAAAAATATTGTAAAATCTAAAAGATTCTATCCTGTTTTTATTACTGGTTTATCTGGTAACGGAAAAACATTGGCTGTAACACAGGCTTGTGCTGACGCCAAAAGGGAGATGATTAGAGTTAATATTACAATTGAAACCGATGAGGACGATTTATTAGGCGGATATAGATTAAGAGATGGTTCTACCGTTTGGCAAAATGGTCCAGTTTTAGAGGCGATGGAAAGAGGTGCAATACTTTTACTTGATGAGATAGACCTTGCAAGTAATAAGATAATGTGTTTACAACCTATCCTTGAAGGTTCAGGAATATATGTTAAAAAAATTAACAAGTATGTGAAACCGAAACTTGGATTTAACTGTATTGCTACTGCGAATACTAAAGGTCAAGGTAGTGATGATGGTAAATTTATCGGAACTAATGTTCTTAACGAGGCGTTTTTGGAAAGATTTCCAGTAACCTTTGAACAAGAATATCCATCTGCTAAAATTGAAGAAAAAATTGTTAGTACAAAACTGAAATCTGCTGGAAAATCAGATGTTAAGTTTGCTCACAATTTAGTAACTTGGGCAGATGTAATAAGAAAAACTTATAAAGATGGCGGTGTTGATGAGATAATAAGTACAAGAAGACTAGTACATATCGCTGAGGCATATGGTATCTTTAAAAATAAAATGAAGGCAATATCAGTTTGTACAAATAGATTTGACACGGATACTAAAACATCCTTTGTTGATTTATATACAAAGGTTGATAGTGGCGCTTCAGTAGAAGAAATCCTTGAAGAAAAGAAAAAAGAAGATAACGAGGCAATTCTACAAGAAGATTCCAATGATAGTGAGGAAGACAAAGACGACAATGAAATTGAAGTCTAGTCAAAAAACTATCCATAGTGTAAGTCCAGATGTGGGAAGAAATTCCCACATCCTTAACGGACTTAACGGGAGTGGACAATGAAAGATTTTTATACGGAACATATGCAAAAACAAAACAGAAGAAATAAATTAGAAAGATTTTTAGATAGACATAATCATACAATGGAATTAATTAGGACTATACTTCCAATTATGTTGTTAGTTATGCAAACCATAATTTTAATAAAGGTGTTTAGTTAATGAGTAATTTATTTGTAGTTTATAATACTAAAACTAAAAAAATTATAGAAGAAGGATTTAAAGATAAGAAATCTGCAAAAATAAAAAGGGACGAATTAAATAAACCTATAATGGCAAAATCTACAAAAACAGATAAGACAAAAAAAGATTTAATGCCACCATATGTTGTTAAGAAAGGAAAAGAACATATACATTATGAGTAATTATAAAGACAATAGTGGATTAGATACAACTAAACCTAAAACTTCCAAAGAAGAAATGGATAGAATGATGAAAGAATTTTTAGAAAAAGGTGGTAAGATTCAAAAGTTAAGACCTGGATCTGCTGCTGTTTTAGGTAGTTTAGATAAGTCTAAAAAACCACAATGGAATGCTGACGAAATTAAAAAAGGAAAAACAGGTACAACACCTATACCTGATTATTCAAATACTAAACCTAATACATACCACGATTATGATTTAGGTGGAGATAAAATACCAGTTTATGAACCTACAAAAAAAGAAGGAGGCGATAAGTAGTGACTATTACAGTTGAAGTAAGACACGGTAATGTAGAGAAAGCAATGAGAGTGCTTAAGAAAAAAGTACTTAAAGATGGTCTATTAAAAGAGTATAGATTAAAACAATACTATATGAAACCATCTGAAAAAAGACGAGAAAAAGCCAAAGAACGTACCAAAGTATTGAGAAAAATGCAAAAAGCAAATGATGAATTTATGGGGTATTGTTGGGTTAAAGGCGAAAAAGTGAAAAAGATTTAAGGAATTCTATGCCGTCTGTGTCTTATAACCAATGTGTTATATATATTATATCTATGAGGCAGTCCATAAGACCTTGTAGAGGTATAGAAAGGCTCGGGTTGTGCCATTGATGTCAACTATCAGAATTGATAGCACTCACGTCATAAAACAACCCATAGTATTATATGCGACATTTTGACACTTGAAATATAGAAAATCGTACTTATATAAATACTATTGACAATGCCATAATGGGTTGTCAATTAATAATAAAAATAACTTTGCTTAACAAAGGAGGTTAATATGACCAATAAAGCACTATCTATTTTTAATCAATTAAGACCAGTATCAATAGGATTTGATAATATCTTTGACCATTTTGAAAGAATGTTTGAAGATGATTTTTTATCACCTACTACGATACCAAATTATCCGCCATACAATATCGTTAAAACAGGCAAGAACAATTACGATATTGAAGTAGCTCTTGCTGGATATTCTAAAAAGGATATTCAAGTGAACTATGAGGACGGTCTTTTGACTATCAAATCTGCTAAAACAGAAAAAGACGAAAGTAAAGATGACAATGGTAATATCTTACATAAAGGTATCGCTAAAAGATTCTTTTCTAAAGCTTTCACGGTTGCTGATGATTGCGAAATCAAAGGTGCTGAATTGAAAGATGGTCTTTTGAAAGTATCTATGGAGAAGATTATTCCAGAGAGCAGAAAAGCAAAAACAATAAATGTTAAATAAGGAGATAAAAATGAACATATTAAAAAAAATATTTCATTTTCTCCAAGACTTCGGTTGTGATAGAGCAATAAAAAGGTTGACCAGAACTGGCCAATTTGATATTGCTAAAATACTTAAAGATAACTGAAAGAAATAGAACAATAGATGTTAAATAAGGAGATAAAATGTTTAAATTTGATTTAGATATTCCAACTTACGCAGAATGGAAAGTACAAGTAGAAAAA